AAGAAAAGAGGTCAAAAGCGACACCTCTAATAATTGAAACAAATAAAGGAAAAATACTACTTTAAGATGAAAACAGAAATAAATAATGAGAATGCATTGGACATGATATTACTTGTTGCAATGTTTAGATGCTTTAACGAACAATTATACACCCTAAAAGGAGTTCATAAGAAAGTTCTTAAGCAAAGATTCAATAAACTTTGTAATGTGGCAAACCTTTACGAGAAAGAGGTTTTGAAAGCATTAGGAAATGATGTTGGTTACGAAAAAGTCTATGATGAACTCATGGATGTTATAGTGCAAATAAAAGAACAATTTGTTCTAGTTGATAATAACCCTTTAAAATAAATTATTATGGAAAAGTTTTCAGATTATGGTATCTACATTGGTAGAAAGACCAGTGGTCAAACAAAGACTACATGCCCAAAATGTTCACCACAGAGAAAGAATAAGAAAGAACCATGCCTTTCAGTCAACATTGATGAGGGTATGTGGAACTGTCATCATTGTGAGTGGACAGGTAAACTAAAGAGTGGAAACATGATACAGAGAGTATCTAAAAAGGTTTACATAAAACCAAGTCACATACCTCAACATGAAATAAGCAAAAATGTAATGGACTGGTTTAAGGATAGGGGTATATCAATAAAAACTCTGATTGAAAATAAAATATCAGAAGGTTTAGAGTATATGCCTCAAACCCAGAAGAAAGAAAATACAATTCAGTTTAATTACTTTCAAGATGGAGAACTAGTAAATGTTAAGTACAGAGATGGTGCTAAGAACTTTAAGATGGTCAAGGATGCAGAAAAGATTATGTATGGTATTGATGACATTACCTCTGATGATACAATAGATGTCCTTGATTGTGTTATCGTAGAAGGAGAAATTGACAAGTTATCTTTCTGGGAGGCTGGTATAACCAACTGTGTATCAGTACCTAATGGTGCCTCAGATAAGACTATGGATTATCTTGAGAGTGCTATGAATATATTTGCAAACATGAAATCAATATACCTAGCTGTCGACATGGATGATGCAGGTAGAAACCTAATGAATGAATTAGCCAGAAGGATTGGTAAGCATAAATGTTATAAAGTAAACTTTGAGGATTGTAAAGATGCTAACGAGTATTTAATTAAGTATGGCAAGGAAAGTTTAGTGGAGTGTCTTAGAAGCGCAGAGGGATTTCCAGTAGAGGGGCTTGTAACTGTTGATGACATATCAAGCGACATTGATAAGGTCTTTACTGAGGGTTTGAAGAGAGGTGATTTGAGTGGAGATAAAGCGTTTGATGAGATATTCTCATGGGGGAAGGCTCAACTTACAGTAGTTACTGGTGAATCAACTCATGGTAAATCAAACTGGGTTGAAGACCAAATGATGAAATTGGCAGTGAGGTGTGATTGGAAGTGGGCTGTATTCTCTCCAGAGCATTACCCACTTGAACTACACTTCTCTACATTTGCTGAGAAACTTATGGGTAAAAACTTTAGTGGACAGAGGGGGGAAAAGATGACAGAAGAAGATTTATTTGTTGCTAAAAGATTTATCAATAGTAACTTTAAATGGATTAGACCAGAAAAGGACTTGTATACCTTAGATGATATTCTTAATATTGCAAAGGAGTTAATATACAAGTTTGGTGTAAATGGTATTCTGATTGACCCTTGGAATAAAATGTCTCACGAGATTGGTAACAAGACTGAAACCAATTACATAAACGACCTTATGATTAAATTAAATAACTTTAAACAGATGTATGATTGTCACATCATACTGGTTGCCCACCCAAGAAAGATGGCTAAAAACCCACAGACTGGAATGATTGAGATACCAACACTAACTGATATAGCTGGTAGTGGTAACTTTAAAAACCAAGCTGATAATGGTATCACAGTATACAGAAACTTTCAAACAAATACAACTGAGGTTTATGTTCAGAAGGTTAAATTCAGACACATGGGTCAGCTAGGTAGTGCAGATTACAGATTCAACATGGTGAATGGTAGGCTGGAGCCACTGACCTCTGCTGTTGGAGACCATCAGCCTAATTATAAACCATATTTTCAAAACTAATGTTCTACAGAAAGAAGAAAGGCTCACAGATAAAGAAAGTAAAGTATAGGGGTATTACCTTTGATTCTAAACTAGAGCTTTTCTTCTACAAAGAACTCAAGAAAGCTAAGATACCTTTTGAATTTCAAAAGAAGTATGTGCTTTTAGATAAATTTAGATATGATGGTAAAGCTGTAAGACAGATGACACTTACAGTAGACTTTTACATACCTGAGTGCAACTCTATTGTAGACACAAAGGGTTTTCAAAGAAATGACAATAAGATTAAATGGAAACTACTTAGAAGACATTTACTAGATAATGATAAGGAATACCATATATTCCTACCAACTTCACAAAAAAAGTGTCTTGTTTTAATAAAAGATTTACTAAATTTGTTGCATGGAAACTAAAGAAAATACAATAGAATTACTGAAGCCATACGCTCACGAAGAAGCTATGACTGCTAATGGATTTGATGATGCAATCATTGGATTAAGCGTAGATGGTTTATTTGTTTACGACATAGATGATTGTGTCCAGATACTAATGAAAGATGGTATGACCAATGATGAGGCTAATGAGTACATGGATTTTAATGTAACAAACGCTTATGTTGGCGTAGGAACTCCAATATTTATATATCAAAAAGAATCTTATGAGTAGAGGTATAAATAAAAATGGCTGGTCAGAGGTAGACCACTTGCTTTATGAGGCACACATGATTAACACAGATGTCAATGGTATTGATGTTACAAAAGAAGCAAAAAATATAGCTAAAGATAAAATTAAAAATATTTACGATAAAATTAAGAGTTTAGACCCACTTATGTATGATATTTTGATTGAAGCTGGAGAGATAAAATAAGGTGAATTTATTCAGACAGTTGAAGCAGACAGCCTTACCATAGAAAATGTTTGCAAGGGTTATTAAAAGGGTAGAGACTGTCCTCTCCCTTCTTATATAGACCTATAGTTAAATGGATATAACAAAACTCTCCTAAAGTTTAGTTGCAGGTTCGACTCCTGCTAGGTCTACAAATAAAAAATTATGCCAACAAATAATAAATCTAAGACACCACCAAAAGGTACAGTTAGATTCTCAATAACACTTTCTGAAGAACAAAAAAGTGCTAAATCTAAGATACTAAAACACCCATTTAATTTTATTGTGGGTAGGGCAGGTAGTGGTAAGACTTTACTTGCTGTTCAGATTGCGTTAGACCAGTTTTTTAAAAGACAATATAATAAGATTATAATTACAAGACCTACAGTCTCTACAGAAGATAATGGTTTTTTACCTGGCTCAGAGAGAGAAAAGATGGAGCCTTGGTTAGTTCCTATTAAATCAAACATGCGAAAGGTTTATAATAAACCAGAAAAGCTTGAGAAGATGGAGGAGTGTGAAGAGATAGAGCTAGTATCGTTAGCCCATTTTAGGGGTCGTACTTTTGACAACTCTATTGTTATAGTAGATGAGTTCCAAAACTTAACTAAATCACAGCTTAGAATGGCACTTGGAAGGCTTGGTAAAGACTCAATGATGATATTCTGTGGTGATATACAACAGATTGATTTAAAAGATGCCAACTACTCAGCTATACATGAACTTGCAAAAATAAAAGATTCTATGTATGTTTGTAAAATAGTATTAGAGGACAATCATAGGCATGAGTCTATCGAGGAGGTACTAAAACTCTTAACTGGATACTAATGAAAAAGAAAATAACCACATCGAATATAGTAGTTATTTGGTGCTAAATTAAATTAAATATGGAAACTGAATTTATTACAGACAAACAGATTAAGATGCAGGCTTTACAACACTTGCTAATCTATTACGAAAACCTATCAAGAAATACTAAAAGGGATGATATTATTGATACATCTGAAAGGTACATCGCTAAGATTAGGAGGACTATCATTCGTATGATGGAAGAGCCTGCTGTGGTGAAAGGTGATTACAAACCTGAAACCTATAAATAAAATGAAAGATAATCAAAAAATAGACTACTCAAGAACAAAAAAACCAAGCTACTATATTGGTTCTGTGTATGGGTACGAAGCTAGAGCTATCATAGAGGACTTTGATTTATCTTACAATGTTGGGACTGCCACGACATACTTGCTACGCTGTGGAAAGAAGACAGAAGAAGGTATAAG